TGCCGTCTCCGCCACCGGGCCAGCCCGGTGGACCGCCCCAGCCTGGACAGCCACCCCAGCCCGGCGGACAGCCGCCGAGTGCCGAGGGTGGTGACGACGAGGAGGAGAAGTAGATGGCGTTCGTCTATCCAGAGGTCACCATCAGCGCTGTCGACTACGACTCGTTCAGCACGGTCGCCAGCGCGGACAGCTACTTCGCCGCCAGGCTGGACGCGTCTGCCTGGACCAGCGCCACCGCCGACAACAAGGCCAAGGCGCTGCGCACCGCGACCCTCTTCCTCGACCGCCAGCGGTGGCAGGGCGACAAGACGGACGCGGCCAACGCGCTCAGCTGGCCGCGCACCGACCTCGAGGACGTCGAGGGCGAGGACCTGGCATCGGACTCGCTGCCCGCGGCCCTGGTGATGGCCTGCCAGGAGCTGGCCCTGGCGCTGCTGGTGGACCCGTCGATCCTGGGCAAGTCGTCAGCCACCGGCTCGAACGTCTCGTCCGTGCAGGCTGGCAGCGTCGGAGTCTCGTTCTTCAAGGGGGTGGACGGCACCCGCTTCCCGCAGGTGGTGCACGAGCTGGTGGGCCTGTGGCTGGGCAGTGCGGGCAGCTACATCGCGGGGCGCGCATACGGCACCGACGAGGAGGCCCAGCTGGACGAGTGCGACCGCTACGACCGCAACCAGCCGCTCTAGGAGATCATGGGGATCAAGCTCTTCGGTGTGGACGTGGAGGCTGTGGTGGCCGACGCCATCCCGGTGGGGTCCATCCCCGAGGCCACCCTCACCAAGGTCAGCTACGCCAGCCGCAACCCCGCCGACCTGACCGCCGGAAAGGTCGGTACCCCCACCGCCTACGTCACCCGCGGCGTGCTGGACGAGGTGCGCCGCGCGGGCGACTCCAACCTACTGGGCAGCGGGGACTCCATGCGCCGTGACCGCGACGCGCCCAGCATCCTGCTCCTGGCCGCCCCACTGCACGCCGCAGGGGTGGTGCCGGAGGCCAACGACCTGATCACCATCGGCGGCAGGAACTGGCGCGTCATCCGGGTGCAGCCCGACCCGGCGCGGGCCTCGTACACCTGCCAGTGTCGCCCGGAGTAGGGGCCCGGTGCCAGCCTACTCCTACTCGTCGAGGAACCTCGACAAGCTGCTCGCCCAGCTGGAGCCGCAGCTGCGCCGGGAGTTCCTCCGCTCGCTGCTGGCCATCCAGGACGAGCGGCGAATGGGGGAGCTGGCGGAGATGCTGGCGGGGCGCCGCATCGACGAGGCACTGACCGTGGTCCGCCGCGAGATGGCGGTGTTCAGCGACGCGGTGAACCGCGCCTACATCGCGGCTGGAGATCGAGCGGCCCCGTTCGTGAGTGACCGCCTGGGCGTGGCGGTGCGCTTCCAGCCACAGAGCGACGCAGCGGTGCGCGCCATGCGGAACAACGACCTGCGCATCGTCGGGGGGCTCACGCGCGAGCAGGAGGCAGCCACCCGCCAGGCGCTGGTGAGCGGGGTCGAGGAGGGCCTGAACCCGCTGCAGCAGGCGCGTCGGTTCCGAGACTCCATCGGGCTCACGCAGACCCAGGAGGCGGCGGTGCGCAACTACCGCCGGCTGCTGGAGCAGGGGTCGCCGGAGGCGCTGAACAGGGCGCTGCGCGACCGGCGCTTCGACGGCTCGGTGGGCCGGGCGGTCGCGGGAGACCGCCCGCTCAGCGCGGACCAGGTCGACCGCATGGTGGGCCGGTACCGCGAGCGCTACATCGCGTATCGCTCCGAGGTGATCGCCCGCACGGAGGCGCTGCGCGCTGTCCACGCGGGCACCGACGAGCTGTTCCGCCAGGTGGCGGACTCTGGCAAGATTCGACCGCAGTCGCTGGAGCGCGTGTGGGTGGCGGCGATCGACGGAGAGACGCGCGACACGCACCGCGCCATGCACAACCAGGCGCGCTCCCTGGGCCAGCCGTTCCGCTCGCCCAGCGGCGCGCTGCTCGCGTACCCGGGCGACCCGTCGGCGCCGATCGAGGAGACGGCGCAGTGTCGGTGCGTGCTGACGACGCGGTTCGAGCCCTCCAGCCGCGGCACCGGGTTGGCGCCACCACCCGTGGCACCCCCGCCTCCGGCGCCACCACCCCCCGCGCCGGTTCCGGTTGCTCCCACTCCCGCGCCCGCTGCCCCAGTCAGTGCTGCCGTCGGGCTCACGCGCGACGAGGCTGGCAAGATGCGTCACTCCCTGGACACGCTCCTGGCCAAGAAGTTCGCGCCGTGGAACTACGACGTGCGTCAGGAGCTGTCCAAGCTGGTCAACGACAGGTACCAGTTGCCCAGTCAGTTCAAGCCGACGAACTCCTCCGCCTTCCCGTTGACGGTGGAGTCCACCAAGGTGATGCCGGACGCATACGGCATGTACAGTCCACGGACTGGCGTGATGACCATACGGCGAGACGTGGCCGAGCAGGCGCGCGAGTTCCTGAAGGCGGTCGAGGAGAATCGGGAGATGCTCAGCAGGGAGGCCGACAGCTTCCAGACGTTCATCCACGAGCAGGTCCACAGCGTGGGTCGCGGTGCGGCTGACAGCTACTGGGGGTCTGGTGCTGTGATCGAGGAGGTCACCACGGAGGTGTTGGCGCGCAAGGTCATGCGCGACCAGTTCGGAGAGCTGTGGCTGGCCGACGGCGCCAAGCTCAAGAACAACGTCAAGTTTCTCACCCTGGGACAGAGCAGCTATCAGCGAGCCATAGATGGCGTCGTCGACGCCATTCGACGCGCGCTGGACGTCACTCGCGCAGAGGCTGCTGGTCTCCTGGAGGAGGCGGCACTGCTGCACAAGCGGGAGGCGGGGCACATCCTGGGTGGTGCGGAGGGAGCGGTGAGGCGCTTCCTGGAGAAGGTGGAGGCGGCTGCCCTGGCGCGGCGTGGTACACCTCTGACGGACAGTGAGCGGGAGAACCTGAAGCGGTTCGTTCAGGACGCGAAGATATGACAAAGTACAGGCACGTGGAGGACCTGCCCCGCAACGACGCGGACGCCGCACTCGAGCTGTACGAGCGGCTGCGGTCGCGCGGTGAGCTGACACCAGAGCGGGCGCAGGCCATCCTTATGCTCCAGGACGACCCGTCCGAGCTGATGCGGCGCATCGCCGAGCGACGAGCCCGATAGTCCTGTCCACCGCAGTGTGATAGTCACTAAGGCAACAGCGTCGCGCTGAGCGGCACGACAAAATTCCTCGCAGATCGCCGTTGCCGGACCGATCGCGTTGGGATAGGTGTCCTAGTGCAAGAGTCGCACGGATGCCCTCCGACGCCACCAGGCAGTTCCTCCTCCGGCTGAAGCAGCTGAACTTCATCAGCGCCGTCGACAAGCCAGCCCAGGAGCCGGCGGTCGTGGTGCTGATCAAGGGCAGCAAGCAGCTGGACATCGTCTCCAAGTTCGTTCCGGCCGTGAAGGTCAGCGACGAGCTGGGGCTGGTGTTCGGCTGGGCCATGGTCAACGCCCGCAAGGGCGAGGACTACTTCGACCTGCAGGGGGACCACATCGACGCGCAGTCGATGATGGCTGCCGCGGCCGAGTTCATGTCTCGGTCGCGTGCTCAGGACGCGATGCACGACTACCGCAAGGACGGCGAGGTCGTGTTCGCGATGCCGATGACCCCAGAGGTCGCCAAGGCGTTCGGCGTCCAGACCGACACCTACGGACTGATGATCGCCGTGCGCCCGTCGCCCGAGGTGCTCGCCAAGTTCAAGTCGGGCGAGTTCACCGGCTTCAGCATCGCCGGCATCGGCGAGCGCGAGACCGTGAAGACGGACAACCAGCAGGAGAACACCGTGAAGCTCGACCAGGCCACCATCATCTCCGCCCTCAAGCAGGACCCCACCCTCCGCGCCGCCCTGATCGCCGCGATGAAGTCGGAGTTCCCGCCGGAGGAAGACGACGAGGAGGAGGACGAGGAGATGGCGTCGGAGAACAAGCGCCTCTCCAAGTCGGTCGAGACCCTCACCGCCGAGCGCGACGGCCTGCGCGCCCAGCTCGAGCAGGTCACCAAGCTCCACGACCCGGACCAGGTCGCCTACCGCAGCGACAGCGGCGAGGTGTTCCGCAAGTCGGACGACCCGCGCCTGGTCCAGATGGCCAAGGACCGGGACCACGACCGGCGCGAGGCGGCCCAGGCCCGCCTGGAGAAGCGCGCCAGCGAGGAGATCCCCGCGCTGAAGGGCACCCTGCCCGTGCGCTCCGCCATCCTGCGCGCCGTCGACGGCATCGCCGACGAGGCCACCCGCAAGGCGGCCCACGAGGCGCTGCGCGGAGCCAGCTTCGCCTGCGCCGAGCTGGCCAAGGCCCTGGGCGGCCCGGCCCCCAACATGACCGACGACAGCGCCGCCACCAAGCTCCACGCCATGGTCGTGAAGCACGCGGGCGAGAAGAGCATGTCCGAGGCCGCGGCCCTGGTCGACCTGACCAGCAAGAGTCAGGAGGCCCGCGACCTGTACGAGGCCGTCCGCGCCGAGCGCGACGCCAGCCGACCGCCGACCACGGCCCGCGCCTGAGAACCACCACCACTACGAGCTGGAACTGACCGAGCACCGCAACCAGGAGACCTAGACGATGGGCGCAAACGTACCCGTACTCGCTCCCCCGATCTCGCACCCCGCGGGCTCGGACCTGTCGGCCAGCATCTACCGCGCCGTCGTGATCAGCTCCGGCAAGCTGGCCCTGCCCACCGCGGGTGGCCGCATCCTCGGCATCCTGCTGAACAAGCCGGAGGCGGCGGACGAGGCCGGTCTGGTCGGCGTCCTGGGCACCCAGCCGGCCGTCGCCGGTGGCGTACTCTCCGCGGGCGACATCGTGAAGGTCGACTCGGCCGGCAAGTTCGTCCTGGCCTCGGCCTCCGACATCGCGGCTGGCTCGGGGGTCGGCGTCGCGGTGACCGCTGCCGCGGCCGACGGGGACATGTTCTGTCTCCTGCTGCTGGCCAACGCGGCCGGCACCGTGGCCGTCACCGGGTTCGACTCGGTGACCGCGCCGGGCGCCCTGTCGGTCACCACCGAGATCACCGAGCTGTCGGTCGACGGCACCGACGCCTTCACCCTGGCGGACGGCAAGTACGTCGGCCAGACCAAGCGCATCCGCTGCATCGCGGCGGTCAACACCCCGGTGGGGACCGTCACCCCGGCCACCGTGTTCGCGGGTGCCCCGGCCACCTACGTGTTCACGGCGCCCGGTCAGGAGGTCCTCCTGATGTGGACCGCCACCGGATGGAAGTGCATCGGCGGCAAGACCGCCGGCACCGACGCGCCGGCCGCGGCCTCCACCCTCCGCCCGCTGGTGGAGGTCCACGTGGTCGCCATCAGCGGCACCAACGACTGGGTGCTGGGTGACGGCATCTTCATCGGCCAGCGCAAGCAGATCGCGGTGGCGTCGGCGGCTGCCACCCCCGTGGGCACCATCTCCGGCATCTTCTACGACGAGGACGGCTCGGGAGACGGCACCGACATCAACCTCAACGCCGCGGCGGACCAGGCCTTCATCGAGTGGGACGGCAACCGCTGGGTCGCCCTCACCCTGGTCAGCGCCACCATCAGCTAGCAACCCTGCGGGGGCCGGGTGACCGGCCCCCGTCTCCGCAACCGACCGACGCACCGCACCCTCTCACAGGAGACCGACAACGATGCTCGACACCAGAGGCCAGATGATCCGCAAGGGGCTCCCGGACATGCGCGACGCCTACGTCGAGCCGGAGCTGACCAACCTGTCGGTCGGGTTCCTGCAGGCCGAGAGCGACTTCGTCGCCAGCGCCTTCTGTCCGCACGTGCCGGTGGACCAGGTCTCCGGGAAGTTCCCGAACTTCCCGCGTGGCTGGTGGTACCGGGACGACATGGAGAAGCGGGCGGACGGCGCCGTGTCGGCCGGCGGCGGCTACGGGATCACCTACCTGGACTTCCTGTGCGAGGTCTGGGCGTGGCACACCAAGGTCGGGCCGCAGCTGCGCGCCAACACCCGCACCATCGACCTCGACCGGCAGGCCGCGGCGCTGTGCGCCCAGAAGGCGCTGCTGAACCGCGAGGTCCAGTTCATGTCGACCTTCTTCAAGGACGGCGTCTGGACCACCCAGTACACCGGGGCCGACACCACCCCGGACGCGGCCGACGAGGTCCTGACCTGGAAGGACACCGACGCGCAGCCCATCGACCAGCTGGACGCGGCCATCCACGCCCAGATCAAGCTCGTGGGCCCGTCGTACCGGCCCAACAAGATGCTCATCGGCGACGAGCTGTGGCGCACGATGAAGAACCACCCGAACGTGATCAACCGGGTGAACAGCGGCCAGACCCCGGGCGGACCCGCCCAGGTCACCCTGGCCAACATCGCGGCCCTGCTCGAGCTGGACGAGGTCCGCGTGGCCCGGGTCATCAAGACCACCAGCGCCGAGACCCCGACCGAGGCGGCCTCGACCTACGACTTCATCTCGGAGCAGGACTCGCTGCTCCTGGCCCACGTGCCGTCCAGCCCCGGCGTGCTCACCCCGAGCGCGATGTACCAGTTCGACTGGACCGGCTACAGCCCGGCCGGCGCCCGCATGCGGCGCTGGCAGGACGTCCCCACCATGGCGGACTTCTACGAGATCGAGCAGGCGTACGACATGAAGGTCGTCGCCGCCGACCTCTGCGTCTGGTTCCACGACATGCTCACCACCCCGGCGTAGCCGGGAGAGAGGCCTGACACCGCCCTGTGGCTCGTCCGCACTTCAACCCGGCTGCTGGAGCCTACGCCCGCGCGGAGCACTACTTCCGCGGGCGGAGGTACCTGCCCGGGGACCGCTACCCCGAGGGGATCGAGGAGCTGGCGCTCGCCCGGCAGTGGCGCGCCCACCTCATCGACTTCGGGGAGCCGAGCGACCGCGAGAAGCGGCGCAACGCGCGGGCCGCGCAGAAGCGGGCGGACCGCGAGCTGCGCGAGCGCGCGGAGGCGGCCGCAGCCGAGGCCCGCGAGGCTGTCCTGGGCGGTGGCGAGGTGCTGGTCGAGAAGGGCCGCAAGGGGCGGCAGGCCCGGAGCTGAGGGGGCCGCCACCATGGCGGCCAAGAAGACCGTCGCCGCGGTGATGGCGGAGCTGGAGACCTTCAAGGGCCAGCAGGTCATCGCGCTGGCGCTCGAGGTGCGCTCCGAGCTGGTCCGCGCGACCCGCGTCGTGACAGGCTACGCCCGCGCCAACTGGCAGTGCACCGTGGGCAGCCCACCCACGCAGCCGGTGGGCTCGAAGGGCAAGCGCGGGGGCGGCACCACTGACGCGCAGGCCATCCGCGCACTGGCGGGCTACTCCACTGACCAGGGTCCGGTGTACGTGTCGAACCGGGTGCCCTACGTGGGACTGAGCGAGGGCGGAGCCATCGAGCTCAGCGCCGTGGAGGCTGCGGTGCGCCGCGCCGTGGCTGCCCGTCTCAGTGCCGGACCGGTGGCGGAGGTGGAGCAGTGACCGCGGAGAACTTCGAGGAGGCGATGGCAACGGCCTACGACCGCTTCATCGACGCCTTCCACCCGGCCACGCTAGACCGGGACACGCAGATCACGCTGGGTCCGGAGCCCTTCGAGTGGCCGGACGAGGTGTCCGCCGCGCACTTCCAGGTGTTCGAGGTGGGCTCCGAGTGGGACACGCAGGCTCCTGCTGGTCAGCGCCAGGTGCGGCGCAGCTGCGTGGCCATGGCGGAGTTCCGGGTGAAGGTCGACGAGGGCGACGCGACCATGAACGCGCTCGTCCAGCTGTTCCGCGACACGTTCGAGGGGGTCGACGTCGACGGCCTCCTGTTCATCCCCGCCTGCCAGGTGAGCCCGCCTGGCCAGGAGGGTCGCTGGCAGACCAAGACGTGCCGGGCCAACTTCGAGTTCTACGAGACAAAGTGAGGTAGCCAAATGGGACGCCCGATCAGCAACCGCTGCACTCTACAGGTGGCCGCCGAGGCCAGCCTGAACACCCTGCCTGGCAGCCCGGACTGGCACACCATGCCGTGGAAGTCCATCGGACGCTGGGGCGCCGAGGTGGTCACCGCGGAGTCCTCGCCCATCAGTCGCAACCGACGACGCCAGTCGTCGGTGCCGGTGGACCTGAACAGCGGGGTGGAGTTCGAGGACGACCTGCGCCTCTCGACGTTCCGCCGGTTCATCGAGGGCTTCATGTTCGCCACCGCCACGGCTCCAGGCAGCACGGACGTGGCGGTGTTCTCGCCCACGGCCATCACCGCCTCGGTCGCAGCGAGCAAGGCGATCGACGTCACCGGAGCCATCTCACTGGACGAGACGATCACCATCGGCTCGATCGTCTACCGGTGGCGGACCTCGGGCGCGGGTCTGGCCGCGGCCTACGACGTGCTGATCGAGGCGGCGGTCACTGACTCGCTGACCAACCTGACCAACGCCATCAACGGCGGAACGGGCAGCGGCACCAAGTACCACGCCGGCACCGTGGCGCACACCCAGGTGACGGCTGTGAAGACGGACGCGGACACCGTCACGGTCACCGCCATCATCGACGGCACCAACGGGAACGCCATCGTGCTCGCCGAGACCATGGTCAACGGCGCATGGGCCGGTGGTGCGGTTGCCCTGTCGGGCGGGGTGGACGGCGCGTACACCGTGGCCTCTGGCGGGGCCCTGCCCGTGGGCACCCTGGTCGTGGTGCGTGGCGCGGCCATCGCTGGCAACAACGGGCTGAAGGTCGTGGAGTCTGGCTCGGGCGCCACCTCCATCAAGGTCGAGGGCGACATCGTCGCCGAGACCTCCGTTCCGGACCACTGCACCGTGGAGGTGGCAGGGTTCCAGGGCGCCAGCGGTGACCTGGAGATCGACGCGAACGGGGACCTCATCTCCACCGCACTGGACTTCACCACGCTCGACCTGCTGGCGGGTCAGTGCATCGGCATCGGTGGTGACGGGTCTACCTACAACTTCGCCACCGCGGCCAACCGCGGCCTGGCCGAGATCGAGACCATCGCCGCCAGCAAGCTCACCCTCGGACACAAGGACACCACGTTCGTCGAGGACGACGGCGCTGGCAAGACGGTCCGCATCTGGTTCGGTCAGTTCGTGCGCGACGTCGACACCGACGACAGCGAGTTCCTGGAGCGCAGCTTCCAGTTCGAGCTGGCCTACCCCAACCTGGGCAGCGGCGGCGCCACCGAGTACGAGTACGCCAAGGGGAACTACTGCAACGAGCTGAGCATGTCGATGCCGCTCACCGGCATCGTGGGCGTGGGCTTCAACTTCGTGGGCACGGACACCCCGGCCCCCACCGCCAGCCGCGCCACCGACGCCAACGACGCCACCGAGCAGGCCCAGCGCCAGGTGTTCTCCACCGCCATCCACTACCTGCGCCTCACCGTGCAGGACGAGGACGAGGCGGGGCTCACCACCGACTTCAAGACCTGGACCGCCACCATCCGCAACGGTGTCCAGGCCGAGAAGGTCCAGGGCACCCTGGGCGCCAAGTACATGAACCACGGCAAGTTCATGGTGGACATCGACGCCACCATGGTGTTCTCGAACTCGGCGGTGGCCACACGCATCCGGGACAACACCCTGGTCGGGTTCCGCTGGGCGCTGCGCAACGAGGACGGAGCCGTGCACTTCAGCGTCCCGTCCTGCCGCATCGGACAGGGCCTGCGCGGCTTCCCCGAGAACGAGTCCGTCACCATCCAGACCAGCCTGATGGCGGAGGAGGACGAGACCCTGGGCTACTCCATCGGGATCAGTCTGTTCCCGTACCTGCCCAGCGACTACTAGGAGGCCGCGTGCACGACTTCGACCTGAGCGACTTGCAGATCTCCCAGCGGACCGTGCCGCTGGCGATGACGAGCCTGACCACGGCGGTGCTGCCCAGGGGCATCACCAGCGCCGTGCTGGACGTGGCCTACGCAGGCGAGGAGAACCGGGAGTTCTTCAACGAGAGCCTGCGGCGCGACGGCACCCGGAAGCGAGCCCGCGCGCTGGAGCGCGCTCGCAAGGAGGCCCAGCGGGAGGGCAAGGAGCTGGACCCGGCCCACTTCCTCCGCTACAAGCAGGACGAGCGGGAGGAGGACCGCGACCTCATCGCGCGCTACATCGTGAGGGGCTGGCGCGGCGTGCGCAACCGGCAGGACCAGGAGGTGAGCCACAGCGCCGAGGCGGCGCTGGCACTCATGCGGGCGCTGCCCGACTGGCTGTTCGACCGGCTGCGGCGCTTCGTCACCACGGAGGAGAACTTCGTGGTGGCCGCGCTGGACCCGGAGGAGGTGGCAGAGCAGGCGGGAAACTGAGGCGGCGCCTCGCCTGGGAGCTGAAGTACCAGCGAGACTGGTTCCAGGTCGGAGGCGCCGAGGCCAAGAGGAGGGCGCTGCCCGAATGGTACCTGAACGAGCCGCAGCTGGAGCGCACCGACGAGCTGTACATCCGGGAGTTCTGGGAGCTGGACACACAGCGCGCGGTGGGCATGGCCCTGGGGCAGATCCCCGTCAGGGACATCCGGGAGCGAGCACTGGCGCTCGGGCTCGACCGGGTCAACACCGCGCGGTTCGTCATCCTCATCCGGGAGCTGGACGCGGAGTGGCTGAGGCATCAGGCCGCAGAGATGGAGAGGAAGGGTAGCACGTAGTGGCCATCGAGTTCGGCATCGACGTACCCATCAACCCGGCTCCGGCAGAGGCGGGCGGGGCGAAGGTCCAGACCGTGCTGGGCAAGATGAGCGACCGAGCCAAGAAGACCACCGCGGACTTCGAGCGCATGGTCGCCGCCATCGACAAGGTCGCGGCTGCGGCAGCCCGCGACGAGGCCATAGCCTCCGGGACCATGAAGGCATTCAGCGCTGAGATGCAGAAGCCGCTGGACAAGCTCGGCGTGCTCGACAAGTCGATGGAGGAGCTGCACTTCTCCAGCATCGTGGAGGGACTCAGCAAGTCCGAGAAGGAGACCCGCAAGCTGGGCACCGCAACGGACGACCTCATCAAGAAGGAGAAGGGCCTCGACGACATCAGCGGCAAGCGCATCAAGAAGATGCTGTCCGGCATGGAGCAGCTGAACGTGAAGACGATCGCTCTCGGCCTGGGCTTCGGGCTCGTGGCCAAGGCCGCGTTCAGCGCGTTCCAGTTCATCGAGGACAAGGCCGTGGAGGGCATCAAGCAGATCCCCAAGGCCATCGAGGCGCTGGCGGACTACAGCGTGGACCGCGACCTGGTGGGCCTCACGGGCGACGACCGCGAGCTGACCCGCCTGGTGAACATCAAGAACAAGGTCCGCAAGGAGTTCGAGGAGCTGGGCAAGGTCTTCCTCGACACCAGCCACAAGGCCGGCACGATGGACCGGCGCATCGCAGACCTGGGCATCAAGATGCGCGCCCAGACCGCGGACGCCATCCTTCCCCTGGTGAGGGCAGGCGCCGAGCTGGCAGCCACGTTCGACACGAACATCGCTGTGAAGCTGCGCGACCAGCAGGCCACCTACGAGCTGCACCAGGCGCAGGCGACCCTGTTCAACCTGTACCGCTCGGGACGCATCACCTTCGACGAGTACCTGGACAGCCTGGACGCGGTCGCAGAGCGCACCGAGAACCTGCGCAGCATCAACGAGGCGCTGGAGCGCCTGAAGCCCTGGTCGGCGCTGGCCGCCGACTTCT